CAGCAAGGTTCATAGTTGAAACTTTTTCAAGTAGTCTTTAGCTATACTATAATCTTCTACGAATGGTTCATCTAGCATCTTACGATATTCAATGATAATTTCCATAGCATATGCTTGATCCTCATCTTCTAATGAGTTCCACCACTCTAGTAATTGTTCTGGTGTTTTGTTTAAAATGTATTGTAAGTTATGATAATCTCTGTTCATTTTATTCTCCTAATTGTTCCCAAACGTATTCTGATTCTTTCATATACGCAATAGGTTGTAACCAACCATTCTTTATAGCTTCCATAATCATAAGTTTATATTGCCTTGGGCAATCATTACTAATTTCAAACCCAGCACGTGGCGCCATATGAAATCCGTTATGAATACAAAAGTCAGGGTCATCCTGTCGTATTGTTTTAATAGTTTTTTCAGGAGCAGTAAAGGTCATGCCAATTTACCTGTATAAGGACTATTCAACCATTTTGAATATATTTCCGCTTGCTCACTAATCTTAGTTAACTCATACCGGCCACAAAATTTCATAAAATGTAGTCCTACTTGAGGAATAGTTGTTACACGGACACTCTCCTTAATACGTGCGTCAACCGCTTCTTTGATTTCATCAGGCTGACAAGTCAAATCAATCAACATACGATTACGTTCATACGCATCTTTAACACGAACCTCAACACCATTGTGATCTACCCAACGTTGCAACATTAGATTGTTCCAATTGAATCCCATTTTTTGTCGGTCTTCAAATGCTTCTTTGATGCCAACCTTATTCTTGCTACCAACTTCTCTGACCCCGGGGTATGCCGAAAAGACATTATCGCCTGCATCACCACGAATAATCTTTTTGAATAGCAAGTATTCAGGATCTTCAAGTAACTTAGGTTCTTTAGTTTTCTTATCAATGACTGGCTTGCCGTTTTCTTTAATGTAACCTTTCAAAGTAATTAACTCGTTAGTTACCCCATTATATTGAAAAACTTTGTCAGTGATAAGTTGAACATAGTCACTATCAGTAGAAATAATGTAGTGGATGTCATCAGGATGCAGGTGAATGAATCGTGCAATCAAGTCATCTGCTTCAGCACGTTCATGCCTTAGTACAGATACGTTGGTCTTCTCTTTAATGAAAGTGGTAAACTTTTCGTAAGTGTCCCAAAACATTTTTGATTCTTCAGCCTCTTCCTCAGTAATAGACATAGCATCTACTACACGATTCTTTTTATAAGGCTCGTATAGTGATTTCCTAAACGATTTACCTTCTAAGCAGAATACGACATGATTGATTCCGTATTTGCGAACAGCTTGATTGACTGATGCAAGTGTTAAGTGAAGGGCCATGCCTATCTTCTCTTCCAATGTACTAGAACGTGATGCCACATGTCTAGCACGGAAAAAAGTATTTGCAGTATCGATGAGTGCGTAAGTTTGGGTCATGTGTTTATTATATACTACTATTTAGTTTTTGTCAAACTGTTGCTTTACCAAAAGTATATTTGTTTAAAAAATCTTTCTGCCGTTGTGTTTTCAACATATGAACATTTGGGCAGACTGTAGCATGATTGCTAGGATCATTGTTATAACGATTACCATCAATATGATCCACTTGCAATGTAGTTTTCCAATCTTCAATGAAGTCACCTAACGAACTAGTATCGTCTCCGTATTGCTCAATATAACCCTTAATTGCTTGCTCAAAGCAAACACCTTTACAGGCTTCACAATGATCCTTACGAAACAATTGATTAAGTTGTCCGTTATCAAACGCAAGTCGCAAACCCGAAAGCAACTTTTTTGGATCCTTACCTCCGAACACTCCTGTCAGGATGTAATCGATACCATCAATCATTTCAAATGTATCTTCTGTGTAGAATTCTTCTACTAATTGCATTAATTCAGTATCTTGCGGGAGAATAGCAAACGATGTAGATAGCAGTGAATAATACGAACATACCAGCGATTTCACTTCATCGGATACTTTCATCTTGCGAATGAATTCAATTCCCAATTCATGGTCGCGGAAGAAAGGTAAACGACAAGTACGTGCAACAAACTGTGTATAGCTGTTGTGAATCTTTTGCTGTGCGGGCACTTTGCAAACAACTGCGGTAATCAATCGAGGGATGTTAATGCCCATCTTACCTGAATCAACTACAACCATTACTAGTGGTCTATTGATATAAGCAGTGCTGTTTGCTAACTTGATACCGTCACTCATGCGTTTGATTTTCTGACCATCAAAATGCTTTTCTTTAGATGTAGAAACAAACAATACTGCATTGATTCGTTTGACAAACTCCTTAACGTCCTTCATTACTGCATCGATTGGAATACCATTAACTGCATTGTTGCGTCCCAAACTGATGATAATGCCGGGCATCATTTTTGGTATCTTATCAGAAACAGAATCCCATGTATCTTGCGGAATCAAAACTTGTTGATTGCGAATCTCATTAACTTGCCAGGCAAATGTCTTGTAAGCGGCTTCTAATGTCTCATGCAAATCTTCACGATTACCGTGATATTCAAATTTAGTGAATGCGTTTGACTCTTTGAATTTCGGCATTGTAGGCAACTGCATATACTTATCGGCACCTACTAATGTTCTCATTTGTTGAGATTGTGTAGGTGTAGCAGTCAAGTGAATGATAACGGTACCACTATCCATCATAGCAGTTTGCATATCAAACCATTTAGGTTCCCAGTTATTGTTAGTAGTTCCCTGATCGTCTTTAGTAGTTGACTTGTCAGGTACACCCAATCCACGATGTGCTTCATCATTAAAAATTAGATCCGGCAACATCAAATCAAAGTCATCAGGGTTTGCAGGATCATAACTCTCATATAGACCATACATATATTGTGTAGTCATAAAGAAATAACGAATGTCCCCGGGTAAGTCAATGTTGTTTACCAAAGCTAATTTCAATTGTTTACTGTCATAAACTTTAACTAACTTGTTGCCAATGTAAGTACCATCATACTTCATCATGCTTTCAAGTGGTTCATCAACACATTCCTGTGAAGGCGCCGCAAAGAAAACATTCTTAATTTTCTTAAAATTCTGTGCAATGAGAATAGAAGTGTAGTTGGTAATAGTAAAGCTCTTACCACTACCAGTAGGAGCTTGCACAACAATAGCCTTCTTTGTTGTAAGCTTCATCACCTTAGTGATTGCATCAATAATGTTATCTACCAAATATTCTTGTTGCAACGGCTCGATATCAGGAATCGAAATTTCTTCAACTGCCAATGCTACTGTTGTCTTGTTACGCTTCATATGTTACCTATAGTTTGTTGAACAATATGTGTATTATACACCCGTTTTGTTTATTTGTCAACCTCGGGTGCTTCTAATTGAATTCCTGCAAAAGTAATACGAGAGTATACATCCTGCCCGAAGTTCCAACCTTCTGGCATTACAGTACGTAAACCTAATTCAATATCAAGTTTATGTGCCTCATCATCACTTATTTTAAGTATAAAATTATTATTGGCAAACATAATAGCAACTTGTTCAATAGTATTACCTGCTTTAATCATTTCAATACCTTTACGCATAATTAAATCACAAGGAACAATATGTTCTCTGTATGCATTTTTACCATTAAGTTCTTGTTGTCTACCTTTAATGCTATATCCAACAGTAATTTTATTATCCATATTATCAAACCCACCGAAGCCACGAGATATTGCCCATGGCTGACCGCGTTTAATTGCATTTTGTAATGTTTCTGCAATGAATATGTAAGTTTCATCAGGTTTATATTCAACACCCAAACGTGCATATGCTTGGCGTTGAACAATACCTTCAATATCTTCAATATTATTGACAAGAGTTAAAAATCCATTAAGAATATCATCTTGTAATTCAATTAGCAAATGCTTGGCATTTTCTTTAATAATCACCATGCCCTGTGATTTTAATTCTGTTTTTAGTAAATCAAGTTTCTGAGAATTAAGACCTTGACCGGCAACATAGATATTAATATCTTTTTTTGCTTTTATTTCAACCTTAACGCCGTTACGGGTTTTAACGTAATAAATGTTTCCGGATCCGGTTTCTTTACGCTGGTCAACTGCTCTGTATCCGTGTTGCGTACAAAAGTTCTCAAATATTTCAAATTGAATTGGCATCTGCATGTATTAATCTCCAGCTAATACATGTATTATACACCCAAAAGTAATTATTGTCAAATTTTATTTTGTTGTATTTTTACAACACAATTCTTTTACGCAAAATCAAATAAACCGGTGTCTGCTATCTTTAGTCTACGATCGGGTCTAGCTTGTAGATGATGCCCACTATTCATAGTGACCTTAGTATGACACATTTTGCACAGGACCTCAATGTTACTAGGATCACGATTTCCATTGTTTCCATCAATATGATTGATATCTAATGTAGCAGGATCTAGAATAGTTGAGCAAACACAAGGAAAACCATAATGTCCATTGTGATTAGCACACCCTTGTTGCATCTTCCAGGTGTCTACTTCATTTTTTCTTTTTGTCCTATGTGCAGAACAAACTTGTTTGCTTGTATTTCTTGTCTTACTATGTTGACCAACTGTGTTAGGACAATTGGGCATTGAACATTTTAAATGTTTAAGAGTTGCCATTTAACTTACCTCAGTACGACCATTACCTAAATCCCGAGTGACTACGTTGCGTACATCTCCGGGTGCCCGTTTATCAGGATCAGCGATCTCTTGTTCAAAGGTCTCTAATACAGTTGCTCTGCACAAGTTAGTCCACCAACGATCTACGATATCATTGTCTGTATCAGTATCTTTCATTTTATAACCTGCACGAATTAAGTTCAATACAAATTTATCATTGAAGTCAAGTTCTACTGAACCACTGTTAATGTCCTTAGGATCTATCTCCATTTTAATGATGTTAACATAAGGTTCACCTGCTGCCGTTGCTTTTTCTTTCTCAGTAAGTTGTGCTTCAACTTTCTTTTCCTTAGGCTTACGTACCTTCTTTTCCTTAACAGGTTCGGGTTTCTTAAATAGATTCTTTATTTTGTCAAACATTTGTATCTTTCGTATAGTTTAAAGCTGGCAAGATTCTTTGC